TCACACCAATATAAGTACTTACTATAAAAGTATCCTTCTGGTCACAGTAAGTTTCTATTTCTTCTGGCTCACCATATACAAGTTCTTGGTTTTTTAATCTTACTAATTTAATGCTCATCAGTCACCTTTCCTTTTCTATTATACTTAGTCTTATCTCTGTGTGTCTTAGGTTTATGGAACTTGTCCATGTTTTTCTTAACTGGATTAGGCTTCTTCATTAGTCACCACCTTCACCCACCACTTAGGTTTATCTCTGCCCTTCTCCCACTTAGCATAGTGTTTCTCGTTGATACAGTAGTCACGATATGCTTTGATAGGATCGTCATTCTTGTATTGATCTGGCATAGCTTGTGCAACTGGTGTTATCTTATCACTCTTTATATTTTTAGGAAATTGCATTAAAGGTTTAGCCAACTTAACAATACTTGCATGTTCCTTACCATATCGGTAAGTGTATTCCATTCCTAGTGCTAGAAAATGAGCATATAACCACGAGTAATTTTCATTACATTCCCTAGCCCATATTGTACACGGATGATTCCAGTATGCTCGTTTGTACAAACCTACCTTGTCTGCATACTCGTCACCATCTAGTTCTCTATGTGCAGTACATAACATCTGCGCTGTTTCCAATGGCATCTTCACTAACATCTTATCAGGTTGTGCTTCTGCTGATTTAACAGGGCTATCATAAAAATAAAATATGTTCATACTTAACTCCAAGCTTTTGAATCTAACATCTCTGTATAACGTATCTCTTTATATACTCTAATACAAGACATACTTTCTAAATAAAACTTTCTTTGTTGCCAATCAATAACTCCAGAAGGCATAGTAGCAACAGCACACAGCCCTGTAATTAATACAGCATCATCATCTTCTTCATACTCTATCTTGAAAGGTTTAACTTTTCTATCTGTTGTTTCTTTTCCATTTCTATCTTCATAGTTAAACATTAACTCAGCGTTATCATCTGTGAAAGTAAAGAACACTTTTAGTAAATCACTCTTGTTCATATCTATCTCCTTAGTCTATTAGTGACATTGCAATATCATCTTTAGCTTGTGGCTCGTCTATAATATCTTTAAAGTGATAAGGTACAGTACCTGTATACTCTTCTATTGTTATAAACTCTGCTCGTTCAAACTCTGCATCTTCGTCAAACTTTCCTCTAGTTACATCTAAGCAAGCAATGTCTTCTGCTTGTTGTTCTGACTCTGCAACTACAGATACAACTACTTTAAATGTCGCTTCGTATACTCTCTCCATTAGTCTACCTCCTCATTTTACTTAAATAATCTTTTTTTAGCTTCTCGTTCATTCCCTCATAAGACTTATCCTCGTCTAAAAGTTTATCAACTTTTTTCTGATAGTCTTTGTCTTTATCAACACCCTTCCACCAAGAATCAAACTGATCAGGGTATAAAATCTTTACTGCGTCTTCAAATTTCATGCTGTTCTCCAATTAATTACAAATCCACTAGTGTCTGTCTTAGCATCACCTTTAGCTTTCAATCCTACCACAACACGCTTGTTGCCGTCAAGGAATCTCATGTCTGTCTTATCACCATCAATGACACGCAAACCTTTGAAAGTCTTAGGTAATCCTTCTTTGAATACAACTGCTACATTGTATTTAATACTGTCAAAGTAATCTGCATACTTCTTGTTAGCTTCTGAGTATGACCAAGTCAGATGATAGTTAGGTATATGTGATACTTTACGATTAGGTATCTTTGTGTAGTCATACCATTGTACTTCTGGAAACATTTGAAATATGTTTTGACCACACTCAACCTCAATAGTTTCCCATTGAATATCAGACGTTCCGTTTAATCTAATAGCAGGCTTTTTACCTTTACGTGTACAGTAACCTATAAACTTGATAACATCTAATACTAATAGTGCCATAAACTGTGGTCTGTCATTTAAAAACAAAGCAGTCTTACGTTCTCTAGCTTTGTGTATGCTAGGAAATACTCTAGCCATACCTGCATTATCAAGACAAGGTGCTTTACATTTAGCAACTACTTGAAATGGACATATCTTAGTATTTATAGGTCTTAAGTGCATAATAGTAGATATGTAATCACTTAACTCATTGTTACCTTTAGCAACTTTAGGATTGCTGTCAGGTGCTGATAATAACTTAAACATTTGTTTACTCCCAAGCTGTGAATGACATAGAAGGTTGATACGTTATACCTTCTGCTACCCAATCAATTCGTTCTTCTAAAATATCTTCAACCCATAGTTCAGCGTCTGTGCTATCACCTTCTTCACCAACACCTAATACTAAAGCTTTGCCTGCTAAAGGCTGACCACATAGTTTAAAGTATCTTTGGTTTTCAACAAACAAACCTTCATCATCTACAAAAACAGTATGATCATCTATACTGTAAACTGCATCAATAAGCTGACACTCACATAAAGTATAGATTTGTTTTAGTGTGTTGTCTTTTTCTAATGTAACTTGTTTAATAGTTTGGTCGAACGGATTAATAAGATAACCTTTCATAAGGTACTCCTTTGTTAGTGTATTAAAAGATAAGGGAACAATGTTTATCACAGTAGCTAACTGTCTAGACTATTTGATTACACACATTAGTCGTCAGATTTATATGTGAAACCCTCTTAAAAAAGTAGTTTTCTAGTTCCGAAGTAACTACTAACTCCTCCAACAGCAACATAACCATCGGTTTTTATAGTGTCTGTCACCACTAGTAGATGCGCTTTTATAGTCACCCTAACAACTCTACATTACATTGTTAGGCAGACTCACAGAGCAAGCTATGGTGGAACAGTCTCGAAGACTGGGTAATAAAGCTTGTTGCTTTTTTTAACTAAAGATAGCATTTACAAGACGATTGCCTGTATCAGCTTCTCTGACAGCTCTAAAGCAAGGCTGTATATCACAAGCAATGGGCATCTCAAGGATTTGCATTGTAGGATTTACTTTACCAAGACCAACAGTAGCTTTAAAACTAAGCTGTCTGTTACGTTTTGGTGTAGCTTTAGGAATGTACACAGAAGTTCTGTCTTTGTGGTAAGCATGAAAGGTATCTCCTGATGAGTAACCTTGTCTGTTCTTGTGAGAACGAACTCGTATAATGCTTGCTCCAATTCTAGAACCTTCAAACCATAAGTTCTGTACTGATAAAGGTGCTTCTTTAATTGAAGTTGTAGTATCACTACCTCGTGCTGAATAAGTGATAAAGTTTTTGTGTTTATTGTGAGCCATAATAGCCCTCCTCATTAAGTAATGTTAAATTATAGTCAGCAAGTGCCGACCAACAAATTCTGGCAGATGCCGAGAAGTTTGTCAAGTGGTTACGTGCGCAATTAAACTTAGTAGTTTTTCATATCTATATCTCCTCTTTTAATACCAGAAACTTTCTTATCTAATTCGTCAGTATCTTCAGCTCCTTCCCAAATATCATAAGCTTCCTCTTCAGGATTAGGTAAACTCTCTGCATACTTTAAAGTTTCTAAAACTTCTTTAGGACTTTGATAACTCTGAACATCATCACCTTTATGTTTATGAAAAGGATGGGTGTCTTTATAAAAGATAGCTGTTTCAGCATTACGACAATCCTTTGTGTATACATCATCATTTAGTTTAAGATTTTTATTTGAACAGTAATGATACTGACCAAACTGTACAGATACAGTATAGCCATTCTCAAATGTAATCTGAAAACCTTGACCACCTTGAATACTAAAGTTACTGTGATTGAATCTACTCATGATACCTCCTTAGGTAATAGTTGAACATTCCAAATGTATTTGTCATATGTATGACACCAAGTTCTAAAGACATAAAAGCTTTTAGAACGATTCTCAAATAAAAACACTTTGTCTTTATAAGCAAGACTCCTGTTCTTACACTTTACTTTAAAAGAACTTAAGTGTTTCTGAGCCATCTCGAAACTTAGAAATTGTTTAATCATAATTATTCTACCTTTAAAATTAAATCATCTTTCATGGTTACCTTTGCAAAGAACTCTCTACCACCACCTAAAAGATGAGGTCTTCTAGCACCTACAAATGTACCATTTGATTTATACTCAGGACCAAATATAGAAGTTTCTTGGTATTGTAAAGGTTGTCCAATACATTCTTTCATTTGTTTCTTACTATCATAACCTGTTAATAACATCATACATCACCTCTCTATAATAAATTTAACTGCCTCTTGTCTTGATACTGCTCTGTTCTTAGACAACGATAATAATACTATATGTTCTCTGAACAAGTCAAGTATCGATTGATGTTCCTTCCCAGTCCAGAATTGTTTCTCTGGATGCTTGTCTTGAAACCAAACTACAAAGTCCATTGTTGCGCCTATCTCTTCATGGCTTTCACCATAGTCGAGTGCAATTTTCTTATCCTCTTCTTCTTCGGTCATAAGCTTACCTCCTTAGGTAAGAATTTTATTTAAGCCCAGCAAGGGCTGGGTGCAACCAGTTTACCACCGAAGTCGGTTTTGTCAAGAGGTTCCACGCACGAATAACAATAGCCGAAGACACTAATTAAAATAATAATTACGCAAAACACTTGACACGATATAAGGATTACCTGTATAATCTACGGAGATTAAAAAGGTTATATGTTTGGAGTTGAGGTATTTAGTGGTAGTTGCTTGAAAACTTCTAAAACTTCTAAAACTTAATAATATTCTGGGTAAATTTTAAATGAAAAATAAGTTATCCACAAGTTATACATACTTATACACAAGGAATAGACAAGTTACTAACAGCAACTCGTTCAGTACTCAGGCGGTTTTTACAAGGCGTTATTAACTCATATAATTAAATTTAGGTATGGGTATGGTCATATAAAGAGCTGAGTTTATCTCAGTTATAAATGCCCACCCGAATTTTCCAGTTCTCTTCAGGTATGAATTGTATGTTTGTGAATGCAAACTTCGACAAGAAGACATATGAGACCTGGAAAATTCTTAAAATGAATCTGCTCTAATTTAAACATAAAAAAAGCTCCCTTTAATTAAAAAGAGAGCTTAATTAGTAACTAAATCTTATAATTTAGTTGCAACAACCTTTAAAAACATATCAACTGGAGTCTTTTCTTGATTATGTTCCTTAAAAGATTTAGTTACTTTAACCATAATTCTTTTAGGAAGAGCTTTAGAATTATCCTCAAAATATGCTTGGCAAGCATCAGAATCAAATTTCTTATCATCTAAAAGAACTTTAGAAACTCTAGCTTTAATTCTATTATTGAAAGATTTTTTCATTGATTCTGACTCATTTTCACGAGGGTCAGATTCGAAAACCTTCTGAATAAAGCTTTCTAATGTGAAATTTGCTACACAATATGCTTGCTTTCTAGTGCAAGGTCTTCCTGACATTTTGTTAGCGTTAAATCCGGCAGACTTGTCTGCATTTTTTGTTACAATGAAATCACTTAATGTTTTCATGTTTATTTACCTTTATAGGTTAGTTGAAGTTCTTCAATTTGAGATTGAAGCCGTTTAAAATCAGAAGCTGATGAGCATCTGAATCCTGCGATTAAAAAGTTTTTAAGCAAATAAGCCTTAATAACTTCTTGAACCATAGAATAAGTAGGAATTACTACTGTTTCGTTGTTAGAAAATGTTATTAGAATTTCTCTCATGTTATATTCCTTTGCGATTTAAAAGAACAATACAGAACATCAAGGATTTTAATATGCAAATGCTTGAAATTGAAGAGCTTTACCTCAATTTTTTTACATTTTGTGCTTTTTAAAATGTGAAACATTTGCATATTACAATACTATGTTATCGTTAACTAGAAAAACTTTAAAACTTTAAATGTTTTTTCTAGTTTTGTTCTGGAATCGCAAAGGAATTAACCTTGAGGGAATTATAATTATCAGTTTCTTAGAACGAAACAGTACTAATTCTGTAGTTATTGTAAGGTTCAAGAAGTTTGTTATGATTATTTGCTTAAAACCAAACAATCGCAGAAGTATTCATATGCTCATCAGATAATGATATTTTAAACAGGCTTCACATGTCAAATGAATCTTTTTACTTCACAAACTTCTAAAGTAAATAAACATGAAAACTGCTTTTTAAGTGATTTCATTGTATCAAAAAATAGGCGGAGGTTTAATTTAACACTAACAAAATGTGGAAGACCTAAGCTGAAACAAAGCAAGCTTATTGTCCCAAGCAAATCTTTACTTAGAAAGCTCGGTTAGGTTTTCTAATATGTCCTCGTACTGTAATGAGCCAGAAGCTTGCGATAATTTTTTATTACAGCTTTAGAAGATTTAGAAGTTACAAAGTATTTTAAAGATTTCTTTAAGATTCTGATGCTTGCCAAGCCTATGAAAAAGATTCTAAAGCTAATATAGTAGAATTATGGTAATTTGAGAAATCTTTAATTGAAATAATTAAGAACTGTAAAGAGTTGTAGTTTACAAAGGCTGTAATATAAAAAATTATTGTTTCAGCTAATTAAGCTATCAATAAAAAAAGGGAGCTACTGATAGGTGGTATCTGATGAGCAGATTCCTTTTAGTGGGTGGGCAGAAGACCATACCCATACCACTATATATCTATGTACTGATCATACATTTTTAGAAGTTTTAGTAGTTAACCAGATCTAACTGGTATATCTGCGCCTATTAAAGACTCCATAGACTACATATGTGACCTGCTCGGCACATAAGTTATTATATAGTTAATTTTTAAGTTTGTCAAGGGCTATAGAAAATAAAGTTGACAAAACTTCTATATGGCTATATACTTTAATGATGTCTTTCACAAACACTATAGAGATTTTAAAAGAATGTCAGTACTACCAAGCACAAACAATAAACAAACTAGAAGCCTAACTGAAAAGCAACAAGCATTTCTAGAACATTTAGTAGATACACAAGGAGATTCTAAGAAAGCAGCAGATCTAGCAGGCTATACTGGACACTATTCTCAAATAGTAAAGGCTTTAAAAACAGAGATACTAGAAATAACACAAGAGATCTTAGCAAACTCTGCACCTAAAGCAGCTTTTAAGGTTGTAGAAATTATGGAAGCAGACCGACCAGTAATACAAGCTAATAATAAGTTAGCTGCTGCCACTACTTTACTTGATAGAGTAGGAGTTTCTAAAGTAGATAAGTTAGATGTAACTCATAAAGCAGCAGGAGGTATATTTCTTATGCCTGATAAAGCACCAATGGAAGCAGTAAAAACAGAATACACAGAGATAAGAGGAGAAGAGTAATATGGACATAATAATTATGGTAGGTTTTGCAGTTCTAGTAGCTGCTATCGTAGTAAAAAGAAAGAAACCTGAATTATGGGCAAAAGTTGTGGAGAAGTTTAGTAAATGGAGTTAAGTTTAATACCAGACGGTTATATTAAAAGAAAAACATCTACTATTCCTTTTGGTTATGAAATAGATAAAAACATAGCAGGTTATTTAAAACCAAACCACGAAGAAGTAGATCTTTTAAAAGAAGTATCAGAATCTGTTTACGCAGGAGAAATAAGTTTAGGTGTCGGTGTAGACTGGTTAGAGTATAAAACTGGTAAAAGTATGAGTAGAGCAGGCTTAAAAAAGCATGTAGACAAAGTATATGGTAGAAAAAAATAAAAAATACTTGACAGATTCTAAAGGGAACTATATACTTAAGAAGGATGGTTCACCTAGATTAAAAGCAGGTAGACCTAAAAACTCAGAACTTTCTGCAGACAAAGCAGCACTACAAGCTGAAAGAAAGTTAAAAAGAAAAGCAGTAAAAGCTAAAAAGCTAACAAGGAAGTTAGCTAAAGTTAAAAAAGAACTTGACAAAGAAACAAAAGTTCTAACTTCTAATGTTATAACGGAAGAAGAAAGTAAAACTCTTCCTGATGCAATACAAGAACATTTAGATAGTACAGGTTCGTATGTGGCTTTCATGCCTAATGACGGACCTCAAACAGATTTTTTAGCTGCACCAGAAAAAGATGTTTTATATGGTGGAGCTGCAGGAGGTGGTAAAAGTTTTGCAATGTTAATTGATCCATTGCGCTCTTGTCACAATCCTGTACACAGAGCATTGATACTTAGAAGGTCAATGCCTGAATTAAGAGAATTAATTGATAAGTCAAGAGAACTTTATCCGAAAGCATTTCCGGGCGCAAAGTTTAGAGAAGTAGAAAAACTCTGGAACTTTCCAAGCGGAGCAAAGATAGAGTTTGGCTTCTTAGAAAAAGATGCAGATGTATATCGTTATCAAGGTCAAGCATATAGTTGGATAGGCTTTGACGAAATAACACACTTACCAACAGAGTTTGGTTGGAACTATTTAGCATCACGACTAAGAACAACAGATCCTGACTTACAGACTTATTTAAGATGTACGGCAAATCCGGGAGGCATTGGCGCACATTGGGTAAAGAAAAGATATGTAGAAGCTTTTGAGTATAACAAATCTTTTGTAGGTAAAGATGGTTTAACTAGGAAATTTATTCCTGCTAGACTTCAAGATAATCCTTACTTATCAGAAGATGGTGAATATGAAAGAATGCTTTCTTCTTTACCTGCTGTTCAACGTAAACAATTACTTGAAGGTAATTGGGATATTGCGGAAGGAGCAGCGTTTGCAGAGTTTGAAACAGAAAACCATGTTGTAACACCTTTTGATATACCGTCTTGGTGGGAAAGATTTAAAGGAGTTGATTATGGTTATGCTGCAGAAAGTTGTTGTTTGTGGGCTGCTGTTGATCCTGAAGACAAGACCATTATTATATATAGAGAACTATACCAAAAAGGTCTAACAGGTTTAGCATTGGCTTCCAAAATAACAGAAATGGAACAGCACGAAATACGCTCTATATATGGAGTATTAGATACAGCAGCTTGGGCTAGGACAGGTTATTCAGGTCCTACTATTGGTGAAATCCTTACTCAAAAAGGACATAAGCTAAGAAGAGCTGATAAAAATAGAATAGCAGGAAAAGTACAGATACACGAATATCTTAGAAAAAGTGCAAGCACAGGTAGACCTAAATTACAAATATTTAACTCTTGTCAAAATTTAATTAGAGAGCTACAAAGTTTGCCTTTATCTAAAACTAATTCTGAAGACGTAGATACTAAAGCTTCAGACCATGCTTACGATGCGTTGCGATATATGTTAATGAGCAGACCTAGATTAGATCATCCTTATGATAGGATGCTAAAGATAAAAACGGATATCTACCAACCTGCTGACTCAACATTTGGATATTAGTACATGGCAGAAAATGAAAATACTTTCTTGTCAGCCAACAACATTTACGAAGATGTTGAAGGTGAAGCAGGTAAGACTTTAAAATTAGAATTAGACCAACGTACTAATTTAGTTGGTATTGTAGAAGATCGTTTTCTTGCTGCAGAAGACGCACGCAGCGTTGACGAACAACGTTGGCTAACAGCATATGAAAACTATCGTGGTCTTTATAAAAAGAATGTTAAGTTTAGAGAGTCTGAAAAATCTAGAGTCTTTGTAAAAGTTACGAAAACAAAAGTACTTGCTGCTTTTGGTCAGCTTGTAGATGTTATATTTGGAACTGGTAAGTTTCCTATAGGTATAGCAGAAACTAAAATACCTGAAGGTGAAAAAGCTAATGCTTATTTAGATACTCAAAACCCATCACCAAATATAGAAATACCTGATAACATAGGTAATAGACTCGAAGATCCTCCGCAAGAAAATCCTTATGATGTAGGATATGAAGGAGATGGTCGTACTCTTAAAGCAGGAGCTACTTTTGGTAGTGGAATGTTTGAAGATAGTATTGAAGATCAAGCTGAAGAAAAAGGATTTTTGGTAGAAGGACAAGCTCCGACACCTCAGATGCCTGAAATTTCTCCTGCACAAAGAGCTGCTAGACGCATGGAAAAATTAGTTCATGATCAAATAGAAGAGTCTAACGGATCATCAGAAATACGAAATGCTTTACTTGAAGCTTCTCTGCTTGGTACAGGTATTGTTAAAGGTCCTTTTAATTTTAATAAGAAATTACATAAGTGGGATACAGACGAAGAAGGTAATCGATCTTATAATCCTTTAGAAGTTAAAGTACCAAGAATAGAATTTGTAAGTTGTTGGGATTTCTATCCTGATCCTGCAGCTACTAATATAGAAGAGTGTGAATACGTTATCCATCGACATAAGATGAACCGTAGTCAACTCCGACAACTTCGTAACATGCCTTACTTTGATAAAGATGCTATTCGTGAATGTTTACAGATGGGTCCGAACTACGAAGAAAAACATTTTGAAAATGAATTAAAAGACAATAATACTACAGAAGAAGAGTATAGCTCTAACTACGAAGTTCTCGAATATTGGGGAATTATGGATGCCGAGTATGCTAGAGAAGTAGGAATAGAACTAGGTGAAGAAGTAGATGATCTAGATGAAGTACAGATTAATGCTTGGGTTACAGGTG